TTCTATGCAGCTTATCCAATCAAGAAGGGAAAAGGCGCAGCAAAAAAGGCTTGGGAAAAGGCGGTTAAGAAAGCAGATCCCGATCACATCATTTCAAACGCAGCATTGTATGCTTCCAGCGTTCAGAACAAAGATCCTAAATTCATAGCGCATCCAGCAACTTGGCTTAATGCTGAGAGATGGGATGACGATATTAGCAAAGAACTATTGCAAGCATCCATAGATCCGCAAAATATGATGCTCGATGTTTTGAAATCAATGGGGCTAAAATACAATGCGTGAACAACAGATAAACACAATGACCACGAAGCTTCTGGCGCGGTTAAACCCGCCAAGAGCAATATCATCCAATGCAGAAGGCATAAAAGCAGAGGCAGAGCTTCTATGCAAAACAATTAGCAAGATGGCACCCAGCCGTGAATATCAGCAATGGTTTGATCTATTTGAAGAAGCGGTTTTAAGCAATTTAGAAACTCGCACATGGCCGACTATCAAAGAGCTTAAAAGAGCCGCAAAGGAAATAGCACCAAAGCGGCCAGAGTTTCGTGATCTAACCAATGAACCAGCTTGGCATCCAGATCCCTATAAGATTAACGCACAGCGCATAAAGAATATGGAGTCTGTGGGAGAGGAGTGGATAAGCGGAAAGCAATCAGATCAGCTTATAAGCAGGGGCTTGATTGAAGAAAGTGATCTTGATCCTTATCGTAGTTATTTAGCTCATAGCGCACTTTATTGAAAAAGCAGTTTGACAGTTTATCTGAAATCTGTTCATCTTGCATTCCATTGAAAAGGAGATTGCGATGTCAATCATAAAACAAATCAGCCTAAGCAAGGTTGATCCAAACCCGTACCGAATGCTTGGAGATTATCCATACAGCGAGGAAAAGCTGTCTGTGTTAGTTCGCAGCATTAAGGATGTTGGCCTGTGGGAGGGCGTTATTGGGCGTGAAAAAGATGATCGTGTAGAGATTGCATTTGGTCATCACAGGATAGAGGCGGCGAAACGTGCTGGCCTATCTGACGCTAATATTGTCATTCGTGACTTATCTGATGACGATATGCTGCGCTTTATGGGCCGTGAGAACGGTGAAGATTACCGCACAGACTTTCTTGTGTTGCTCGAAACATGGGAAGCAACTGCAAGACACTTGACATCCGGCCGGATCTTAAACCTGCAAGCCATTGAAATAGCTAAGTTTTTGGGCTGGGTAAAAGCAAGATCAGCTCCAAGAAATGATTTTTTGATGAACTATATGGCAGAGGCTTGCAGTAGCGCATTTTCCCTTATTCAAAAAGATTATCTTGATAGAGATGATTTAATAAATTTGCGCGTTCAAGATGCAAGAGAATTGCTTGTGAGAGCATCGGCAAACATGAAGCGTCTGGATGCGATGGGCAAGCAAGGCAATCGCCCTGCTGCTGAAATTGAAAAGTCAAAGAAGCAAGTAGCAAAGGCTGTAAAGGCAACCGCGAAGCAATCAAGAGAGGGCCAAGTAGCTCAGAGGGATCTTCGTAGCACATTGGATGTTAATACTTACCGCTTGGCAAAAGAGGCTAAGGTTAAGGAGCCTTTGTTTGCGCAGTTTGGCAATCAACTGGCTGATAGAATTTCTGCAATGCTAAATGATGATGTGAGCGCTGGAAAGCTGGAAAACATCATTGATGCGTTGGATGTGATTGAGAATGAGCAAGACCATGCTGTGGTTACATCTATCAAGGCCAATCTTAAAGGCTTGTCAGAGCGTTCTATGCGCTGGCGCAGCAAGATGAGCAAAGAGAAGGTGGTTGAATTAAAAGCAGTAGAAGGAGGCGCTGATGTCTAAGCATTTAAGAAGGGAGGCGGCACGAGCTTGTCCGATACATCAAACGATTATGGAAACAGCAGCAGATCAGCTTTCCTTACATGGGGTTTTTGAGAAAGATGCAATACTTGATCAGCTTAACCTTAAGGCAATGTCTGATGCTATCCGTTGGGATTACATAAGGGATTTCTTGCAGCAGGAACAGAAATGTGAGCTTGTGCCATTAGCAAGTGTTTATTTTAAACGGCATCAAAGGCACGATGAGATAGCAAACCCATCAAGGTATATTGCTGGCGGTCATGGCAAAAAAACTGCTGGATATGCAGCTATAACATCAAACAATGATCATCTTGTAGTGGCAAAGATAAAGATCAAACACGCCATCAGTAACGGCGTTGGCGAAGCATTTAGGAATTATTTACAAGCGGCTGAAGATAAGCGGGTTGGAAGTGGCCTAACGCCTTTGCAAATAAGTGTAGATAAAGCTTCATAAATTTATTAATTTAACCCTGCCTTGATTGGTGGGGTTATTTTGTTATAATTAACAAAACCGACAATAGGACACATCAATGCAAGAATGGCCCGCTGATAAAATAACGCGCCGCAAGGTGGCTTCACTTATTCCATATGCAAGAAACAGCCGCACTCATAGCGATGAACAGGTTGGGCAAATAGCCGCTAGCATTAAAGAGTGGGGATTTACCAATCCGATCTTGGTGGACATCGATGGTGAAATTATAGCCGGTCATGGCAGATTATTGGCCGCGCAAAAGCTTAATATTGATGAAGTTCCAACCATGACAGCCGTGGGGTGGAGTGAAGCCCAAAAGCGCGCATATGTCATAGCAGACAATAAACTCGCTTTAAATGCTGGCTGGGATAATGAAATGATAAAGGTCGAATTAGATGGCCTCAAGGATTTAGATTTTGATATAGATTTAACCGGCTTTAATGCAGATGAATTAGCTGACTTGTTTCCAGAGCCAGAAAAGGCTGGACTTACTGATGAGGATGATGTTCCAGAAGCCCCTGACAAACCCGTAACGGTTGAGGGCGATATTTGGGTGCTTGGCAATCACAGGCTAATGTGTGGCGATAGTACAAGCATTGATGCGGTTGAAAAGCTGATGGGTGGCGTTAAGGCTGACATGGTGTTTACCGATCCGCCATATGGAGTGGATTACAAGGGCATCAACAACGATGACCGAGGTGGTTTAGATGAATTGCTGCGGTCATCATTTAGCAATTATTTAACAACTTCCAAAACAGGCGCTTCAATTTATGTTTTCCACAGCGATAAATGCGCCGACATTTTTCACTCTGTATTCCGTGAGTTTTTCCATTTTTCAAGCATGATTATCTGGGCCAAAAACAGCTTGACGCTTTCGCGGACAGACTATCAGAGCCAGCACGAGCCGTGCCTTTACGGATGGATGAATAACGGCTCTCACACATTTTATGGGGACCGAAGGCAAACAAGCGTTTGGAAATTTGATAAGGAGCGTGTTGAAGGCCACACCACCCCTAAGCCTATTTCCCTTATAGAGCGCGCTTTGTCTAATAGTAGCAAAGGTGGCGACACAGTCACCGACCTTTTCGGCGGCTCCGGCTCCACCTTAATCGCTTGCGAAAAGACCGCTCGCGACTGTCGCATGATGGAACTCGATCCAAAATACTGCGATGTCATCATCAAGCGATGGCAAGACTTCACTGGCAAGCAAGCAGTACACGAAGCCACGGGCAAAACTTATGCAGAAACAAACCAAGTTAATGAGCATGGTTGAAGCCGCGTCAAATGTTCTTATTGGATATATTATCGCAACCGCAGCAACTTATGTTATATTACCATTACACGGTTATCAAATAACCACACAAAAGGCGCTATCGATTTCACTAGCCTTCACAGCTATATCGTTAGCACGTTCTTATATTCTCAGGAGGCTGTTTAACAGGTTTTAATATGGCAAACGGTGAAGCTGGCAGACCAATGATTGAACTGAGTGACGATCAAATTAGGGAAGTTGAAACCCTTGCGGCTGTGCTATCAACAGATGATATAGCTGATTATTTCGGCGTGGGTCGCACAACTTTTTATGCACTAATGGATAGAAACCCAGATATTTCTGAACGCTATAAAAGGGGAAGGGCTAAAGCAAAGGCATCAATATCAGGTGGATTGATTAAAAAAGCACGGGCTGGTGATACTACTTCGCAGATATTTTATCTGAAAACGCAATGCGGCTGGCGTGAGACTCAACACATTGATCACAGCAGCACAGACGGGTCTATGACGCCGCAAACAATAGAGCGCATTATCATTGACGAAGCTCCAGATCCAGACGCCTAGATGGGCATTGCCTTTGCTTCAAGGGCAAGACGGTCATCCAAGATATAGAGGCGCAAAGGGTGGCCGCGCATCAGGCAAATCACATTTTTTTGCAGAGGCAGTAATTGAACGTCAGCTTATGAACCCAGATACTAGGGTGGTTTGCATTCGTGAGGTGCAGCGATCTTTGAAGTTCTCAGCAAAGCAACTGCTAGAAGATAAAATTAATGCGCTGGGCGTTGAGCATTTGTTTGAAATACAAAACACCGAAATTAATAATCTGCGCGGCAATGGAATTATTATCTTTCAAGGTATGCAAGACCACACAGCCGACAGCATAAAATCGCTGGAAGGTTTTGATATAGCTTGGTGCGAGGAAGCGCAGAGTTTATCAAAGCGATCCATTGAATTATTAGATCCCACCATGCGTAAAGATGGCGCGGAGCTATGGTTTAGTTGGAACCCCAGAAGCCCCAGCGATGCCGTGGAGCAAGTATTTCAAGACAACGATAATAAATCCTTAGTTCACGTTAATTACAGCGATAATCCGTTTGCGCCGCAATCAATGATTGATCTTGCTAAAACGGCCAAAGAGCGTGATTTTGACCGTTATGCTCATGTTTGGTTAGGCGAATATGAAACTGTCAACGAGGCACAAGTATTTCATGGCAAGTGGAAGGTAGAGGACTTTGAGCCTGTTCAAGGATGGGATGGCCCTTATCTTGGTGTTGATTTTGGTTTTCGTCCTGATCCCTTGGTCGCAATAAAGTGTTGGGTTTATGACGAAACGCTGTATATAGAAAAAGAAGCTTACGGGGTTGGGATCGAAATAGATGATACGCACAACTTTATTTGCAAGCATATACCGGAATTTGACCGCTATACTTGCCGCGCTGATAGCGCAGAGCCAAAGACTATATCATACCTGCAAAGGCATGGTTTCCCGCGCATGGAAGGCGTTAAAAAGTGGCCTAACAGCATCCAAGAAGGAATAAGGTTTATTCGCGGCTTCAAATCTGTCATAATAGCGCCAAATTGCAAAGGTGCCATCGATGACTTTAGGCTTTATAGTCACAAGGTCGATAAATTATCGGGTGATATATTGCCAGACGTTATTGATGCAAATAACCATGCGCCTGATGCAATACGTTACGCAATCGCGCCTTTGATTAAGGTTCAAGCCTCTGGAAGAATGGTGATCAGAATATGAGTAATTCAGTCGCAAAAGTCAGTAACGAAATCCAATATATGCTAGATCAATCTGCGCCTGTGCGCGATTTGGTTGAAGGTGGTCAGCATATGCGTGATATGGGTCAAAAATATTTACCCAAATTCCCGCAAGAAACCGATGACGATTATGAGGCCAGAAAAGCTGGCACATGGTTATTTGATGGCGTTGGTAAAACGATTGAAGATCTGACCGGCAAAGTATTTGATCAGCCGGTATTCTTACAAGAAACTGGAACCGATCTTGATGTGTGGTCTTTCAATGTAGACTTGGAAGGTCGGGATTTATCTCAATTCGCACATGATGTTTTTAACGATGCCCAACGATCTGGCATATCATTTATATTGGTTGATGCGCCGCCACGGCCAGCAGATTTGACTAGAATACAAGCCGATCAAGGAAACTTTCGTCCGTATTTCCAGCATATCAAGCTCGAAGAAGTTTATGGATATAAATGGCAGCTAATCAATAACGCTCCAACTATTACGCAGATCCGGATTGGTGAAAAGATTACGCAAGAAAACGGCGATGAATATGATCCCGATGAGGTGCAGCAGATCCGTGTTTTGACCATGCCTGTTGAAAACGATCAGATCGTTGGAAATATGTTTGTGCGTTTATATCGGCAAAATGAACGCGATGATTGGGTGCTTTATGACGAATATCAAACGGCGCTTAATAAAATCATGCTTGCTCCATTGGATATTGGAAGAACCAGCTTCCTGATGGCAGAGCCACCACATTCGCGGTTGGCAGAAATTAATTTAGCGCATTGGCGGTCGCAATCCGATCAGGCCAACATCATGCATCATGCCCGTGCCCCGATGAAATACTTTCACGGCTATAGCAGGGAAGATTTAGAGGACTTCGCTGAAGGCGTTGGATATGCTTTTTATTCAGCCAATGAAAACGCTAAGATCGGCGTTGTTGAACATTCTGGCGCGGCCATCGATGCAGGGCGCACTGAACTAAAGGATATGGAGTTTCAGATGCAAGCAATGGGCTTGCAGTTAATTGTATCACGAACGGGCACATCTACGGCCACAGGCGATATGATTGATGAAAACAAGGTTAATAGCCGCTTGGGAATGTGGGCTGATAACCTTAAAGACACGCTTGAAGCTGCTTATGCATACATGGCAGAGCTTGCTAATATTTCCACCGATATAACTGTAATCGTAAATAAAGACTTTGCGGCAAGTGCGCTATCACATTTGGATATGGATGCTTTGAGCAAAATGTATCTTGCTGGCGTTATTTCAAAGGTTACTTATATCAATGAAGCTAAACGGCGCGGCATCTTAGCTGAAGAAGTAGAGCCAGAAGATGAAGCCGAAATGATAGCCGATCAGCCTATGGACGAGCCTGATGGCAATATCGGATGATTTCGCAGACGCTACGATTAGACATCAAGTTTATTTGCAGCGTTACAAATCAGGTGTAGTCAATAAGATATTAGCTTTGCTGAAGGGCGTTGAGTCTGACATTGTTCAACAGGTGGCAAAGCGTGATTTGCAATCTTTAACAAGGCGGCAAGTTGATCAGCTATTAGCAAACCTCAAGCGCAAGATTAACCAAGGTTATGAGCCGGTTATTGATTTATTAAATGATCAGGTAAAGCAACTGGCTGGTTACGAAAAGCGCTGGCAAATGGATATGTTTAGCAAAACAGTTCCGATAGATTTAGATTTTGTTGCGCCTTCCGATGAGCAGATTATTGCGTCCGTAACAGCCAGACCGTTTCAAGGCTTGCAATTAAAGGATTGGTATAAGGGCTTACCTGACGGTCAGTTTCGCAGACTGCGCGAAGCAATTAGGCAGGGTTACGTTGATGGCGATACCACGCAGCAAATAGTTCAAGCTATTCGCGGCACAAAAACCACATCAGGAATATTAAGTATTTCTCGCAGGGCGGCAGAAACCACGGCCAGAACTGCTTTATCGCATACCGCTAACGTTGCAAGAAATCAGGTTTATAGGCGCAATCGTAAATTAATTAAATCTGTTGAATGGGTGGCTACGCTGGACAGCAGAACGTCTGCAATATGTAGAGCAAGGGATGGTAAGGTTTATCCAACTGACAGCGGGCCAAGACCGCCAGCACATCCAGCTTGTAGATCGACAACTATTCCTGTTCTTAAATCTTTGCGTGAATTAGGTATTAAAGCGGATGAGGTGCCTGTTAAATCAACAAGAGCATCGATGAATGGACAGGTTTCATCAGAATTAAATTATGGGGCATGGCTACGAAAGCAGCCGGTTTCATTCCAGAATGAAGTGTTGGGTATTAAAAAAGCCCAGCTTTTCAGAAGGGGTGATTTAGCAATGGATCGTTTCGTTGATAGAAAAGGTAACGAGCTAACGCTAGATCAACTCAGAGAGCGCGAAAGCGCAGCGTGGGCCAAAGCTGGCCTTTAAAACCGATGGGGAAGTAAAATGGCAAATGAAGCTGAAGCAGTAGATCAAACAGAAGCGGCTGATGACCGTGATCAATTAATTAATGAGCTTAAATCGCAGCTAAAGGAAACCAATCAGAAGCTGGTGGACTCTAACGAGGAAGCGATGCGGCGCAGAAAGACCGTTGAGAAGTGGAAAGAGCTTGGTGAAAGCCCTGATGCTGTGCGGGAAATGCTCAATAATAAACCGGCAGATGCTAATAACGAAGAAATCGTAAATCAGATTAAGCAGCAATATGAAAGCAAGCTATCTGAAAGCCAGCAAAGACTGCAAACCTATCAGCAAAAGAACGCAATGGCTGAATTAAAATCTGCTTTGGCTGGCGAAAATATTATTCCAGAAGGCTTAGATCCTATCACTTTGATGGCTCAACAACGTATAGCCTTTGACGAAACTGGAAATTCGCGTATAATGAACGCAGATGGAACTAAACCCCTCGCTGGTTCGGGGGCTGATGGCTACGCAACCGTGGCAGATTTGGCAAAAGAACTAGCAGCGTCAAAGATGGGTCAATTATTCGTAAGGGATAACGGCTTATCAGGTGGAGGAAAACCACCAGCGTCCCAGCAAGGGAACCCCCAATCTAAAACCGTAACTCGTTCTCAATGGGATACAATGACCCAGCGCGATAGAGCTACATTTGTAAAAGACGGCGGCAAGGTCAGAGACTAACCGCTAACCAAGGAGAAAAAGAATGGCAAACGTTCTTACTGATTTGGCGGCAGACATTTATGTGGCCGCTGACGTTGTTGGCCGCGAGTTAGTCGGCTTTATCCCAGCATCAACAATTAACGCAGATGGTTCTGAAACTGCTGCTGTTGGTCAAACTGTGCGCTCATTCGCAACACGCGAAGCATCAGCCGTTGATATTACGCCTTCTATGACAATCCCAGAAGGAACAGATCAAACTGTTGATAACAAAACGCTGACTATGTCAAAGCAGCGTGGCGTTCAGATCCCATACACAGGCGAAGATGTACGCTTGCTTAATGGTGGCGCTGGTTACGAAACAGTTTATGGTGATCAAATCGCACAAGCGATGCGTACACTTGTCAACGAAATGGAAGCTGACCTAGCGACAGAAGCATATACAAACGCTTCACGCGCTGTTGGTACTGCTGGCACAACGCCATTTGCTTCAAACTTTGATCTGGTTGCAGAAGCCCGTCAAGTTTTGGCAGATAACGGAATGCCAATGAACGATGGCCGTATTTCACTCGTTATGAATACCGCCGCGTCAACAAAGCTTCGCAACTTGGCATCACTTTCATCAGTAAACCAAGCTGGCAATGACACTTTATTGCGTCAAGGCACATTGCTTGATTTGCAGGGCGTTATGATCAAGGAAAGCGCACAGGTTCAATCGCATACTAAAGGCGGCGCAACAGGTGCTTTGATTAATAACGGATCAGGTGAAGCTGTAGGTCAAACCACACTAACGCTTGATACGATCACAGTTAATACAACTGGTATTGTCGCGGGTGACGTTGTTACTTTTGCTGCTGACACAACAAACAAATATGTTGTGAACACTGGCTTGGTTGCAACTTCTGGTGATATTGTTATTGGCGATCCGGGTCTTTTGATTGCTGCGCCAAACAACAATGCGATGACCATTGGCAACTCATTCACTGCAAACGTGATGATGCACCAGAAAGGCATGGAGCTTGCAATGCGGGCACCAGCAAAGCCAATCGGTGGTGATGCAGCAGTTGATGTGATGATTGTTCAAGATCCGACTTCTGGTTTGGTCTTTGAAGTGTCTGTTTACAAAGGCTTCAGCAAAGCAATGATCCAAGTGGGTGTTGTTTACGGCTATAAAGCTTGGAACAGCAAGGCAATCGCCACAGTCATGGGCTAATAGATCGGGGGCTTCGGCCCCCTTTCTCACTATAGGAGATTAATATGCCGCGCCCTTATTTGAAGAAAAAAGGTCTGGTCGTTAAGAAGAAAAAGGCCAAGAAGAAGAAAAAGTAAATGGCTGCTAGACGCTCAAGAAAACGCAAATCAACGGTCAACTCTGCTGGCAATTATACAAAGCCAAAGATGAGAAAGCGGTTGTTTTATGCTATTAAGAGTGGATCAAAAGGTGGTCGTGCTGGTCAATGGAGTGCAAGAAAAGCGCAAATGCTGGCAAGGCGATATAAAGCTGCTGGCGGGGGTTATAGATAATGGCCCTTAAAAAGAACCAGCAATCATTAAAAAAATGGACGCGCCAAAAATGGGGCTACACCGGCAAGAAAGGCAAAAGCCGATATTTGCCCAAAGCCGTAAGAGATAGCTTAACACCAGCACAGAAAGCGGCTGGTTCTAGAGCAAAGAATAAAGCTACGAAGTCTGGCAAGCAAAGCGCCAGATATACGAAATCAGAGCGCAGGGCATTGCGGAGACTAAGATGAGAAAACGTGATCCGCGCATAAAAAGATTGGGGGTTGCTGGTTTTAACAAGCCAAAGAAAACGCCTAGTCATCCTAAAAAATCCCACGTTGTTCTGGCGAAGGTTGGAGACAAGGTTAAAACAATTCGCTTCGGGCAGCAGGGCGTAAAGGGCGCGGGCAAAAACCCAAGGACAATGGCGCAGAAAGCAAGGCGTAAATCGTTCTTAGCGCGTCATCAAAAGAATATTGCAAAAGGGCGCATGAGCGCAGCATATTGGGCCGCAAAGGTTAAATGGTGATTGAATGGCTTTAGATACAACAATCGGTGGAACCAGCACAAATAGCTATATCACTTTGGCTGAGTGGCAAGCATACTGGTCAGAGCGTAATATTGATGTTTCGCAGCATGGTCACGATGCAGCCCATGAAGCTAATCTTGTGCAAGCGGCTCAATGGATAAATCAGACTTATAATTTTGTCGGTGATAAGCAATATCAATATCAAGCGATGGCATGGCCTAGATTGACTATGCATCTGGTTGAAGGCTGGCCGATTGATCCTGATACCATCCCGCAAGATATAAAGGACGCACAGGCTGAAATGGCCTATTTGATACACGAAGGCGCTACGCCTTTTGCAAGCGTATCAGGCGGCGCTGTGGTGCGTACTAAAAGCAAGGCTGGGCCAGTTGAAACAGAAACCGAATATACAAACTTCAGAGAGATACCGCGTTTCGTGGCGATTGAAGGATTGGTTTCAAGATATACTGTTTTCGGCGGCTCACAGATTAAAATGGTGCGAGCATGACAACGATCACGGCCATTGCTGATGCAGCATTTGATGCGGTGGCTTTAGCCATCACAGATGCCATTGATGATGCCACAATAAGCTATGATACAAATGGCACTTACAATCCAAGCACCGGCGCTTATCCAGTAACCACAACCACAATTAGCGGCAGGGCTTTGTTTGATACAGAGATCCCTGCAAATGATATTTTCCCTGATACAGTTATTGGCCCACAGGATCAGCTTGTATTGCTGGAGGGTTTTTCTGCGGTTGTGAAAGAAGGTTATAAGCTAACGGTCAACAGCGTTAATTATGAAGTAAAGCGGGCGCAATCCATTGTTGGCTCTGTTTCGCTACAGTATGCGGTGGTGCTAGAAAAATGACCGCCAAGCAATTCACCTTGCAGCTAAATAAAGAAATAGCTGATACAGAAGAAAAGATTGAGGATGCGATTGCATTAATTGCGTTGGATAGCTTACGCGGGGTTGTGAGAAAATCCCCTGTTGATACGGGTCGCTTTCGTGGAAATTGGATAGTTTCCAAAAACGCTCCCAACGCAAAATCAAGCGAAGTGACTGATAAAAATGGCGGCCAAACAATCACTAAAGGATCAGGCGTTATTGATACGTTCAAGATGGATACTGATAGCAGAATAATAATTCAGAATAATTTGCCTTATGCAAACCGTCTGGAAAATGGTTGGTCTAAGCAAGCCCCAAATGGAATGGTGGCTTTGACGGTCGCTGAAATGCAGCGCAAATATAGGAATGTTCTGATATGAGCTATGCAACAGAGCGCCGCGCAATCGAAACTTATTTAAACACGCAATGGTCGGGCGCAACGCCTATTGGATTTGATGGGCATGAATTTGAACCCACAGCCAACAGCATTCGTGTAACAATTCAGAACGGTCAGGTTTTGCAGGGATCTATTGGCGCTGCGGCCAATCGGATCGATCACATTGGATTGGTAAGCATTCAGATCTTTACCGAAAGCGGCAAAGGAACGCAGACTTGGCGCGGATATGCTGAAACTTTAGATGGCATTTTCTTTGATAAACGAATAACAGATGCGGGTGCAGTAGCGACTACCAACGAGTTCATCAGATTTTCACCAGAGCAACAGCACCCATATATTTCTGGCGAAGTTTCTGATATACCTTTTAACATTGCAACTTTTGTCGCACCATTCGTGCGCTACGAGTATAAATAGGAGGCCACAACATGACTGGCATTGCATCAAATCAGCTCCGATCAGCTTTTGTGGCTGAAGCTACGGCTGGAACTACACCATCAAGCCCAGCGTTCACTAACAGTGACGTTCCAATTAATATGACTGCTGCACCTAATATGATTGAGCATCGATCATTAGCAGCTAAAGGCGAAGCGGTACAAACCGCAATCGGTGGGATTGACGTCACGGGAAATATGTCTGGCACATTGGTTTATGGTGCTTATGATGATTTCTTTGAAAGCCTGTTCCAAGGCACTTGGTCAAATAACGTTTTAAAGAACGCTAAAACCACGCAATCATTGACGGTTGAAAATGCAATAGCAGCGGGTGAAGGCGGCACAAATACGATGATGCGCTATCAAGGCGTTGAGGCAACTGGTGGATCAATCACGCTAACATCAAACGCAGATATTACTTTTGCATTTGATCTGATCGGCATGGGTTCATCAGATACATCAACCAGTGCAATCGGAAGCTCAACATATACAGATCAGACTGAGCGCACACCTCTTTCATCTGGCGTTGATGTCGGAACGATTGCCTTTAGCGGCTATACGTTGAATGCATTTGAAAGCGCCACGATTAACTTTAATTACGATGGCCGTGAAGC